AACTATACAGGACAAATCATATCAAGCATCAAAAGACTTAGCCGATATGTTCGGAGAACCTGAATATCTTAAAGGTTATGGTAGAAGAAATGTCACACTTAATGCTGTTGCACCAACTACTTCGTCAGCGTTTATTCTTGGTCAAGTCTCACAATCTATTGAACCTATTTGGTCCAACTGTTATGTAAAGGACGTTGCTAAAATGAAGGTAACTATTAAAAATCCCGTATTAAAAGAATTATTAAGTACTATAGGTAAAGATAATAAAGGGGTTTGGGAGACAATAAAAAAGGCTGATGGTTCAGTACAACATTTAGATTTCTTAAGTGAGGAACAAAAGGACGTGTTTAGAACATTTGCGGAAATTAATCAGGCATCAATTATTAATCAAGCGGCAATTAGACAAGACTATATTGACCAATCACAATCTTTAAATTTAATGGTATCACCTGAAATGCCAACGAAAGACGTTAATAAACTACTTATTGACTCATGGAAATTAGGTGTTAAAACACTATATTATCAACATTCAATGAATTCGGCACAGGCATTTGCGAGGAAAAAACTAAATCTTAATGATTTACAATGTGTTGCTTGTGAAGGTTAATTGATGAAATAGAGGTATATTATTAAAAAAGGTTGGATTCGTCTAACCTTTTTTACTTTATATTTAGATAAAATAATCTGTGTTTATATTTATGAAATATGGCAGACGGTAAAACATACGGAGTATTTTTCCCATTCAGGGATAGTTTACAAGGAGACTACCTTAGATTGACTCAATCAGCTAATGAAGAGATTAGGGCGGATTTACTACATTTAATATTAACTAGAAAGGGAAGTAGGTATTATTTACCTAACTTTGGTACTCGTATTTATGAGTTTATTTTTGAACCAATGGACGGACCTACGTTTGATGCAATTAAAGCGGATGTTAGACAAGCGGTAGACACATTTATACCTAATTTACAAATAAATGATATATCCATTGAACCATATGTTGAAGCCGAAGCACTACCTGGAGAAATAAATTATGATGAATTAGGAGGACAAGTCTTTCGGGTAGCTAGTGATAGTGCGGTTGAATACACTGCAAAGCTAAGAATTGACTATACAATAGTTAATGGTACATTTTCATCAAAAGATTTCGTTATTATAAATATTTAATACTATATGGCAAACCGTAAAATTTCATACACAGATAGAGACTTTCAATCCTTAAGACAGGAACTGATAAATTATACTCAACAATATTACCCAGATTTAATAGGTAATTTTAATGACGCTTCCATTTATTCGGTATTTATGGATTTAAATGCTGCTATTGGTGATAATTTACATTATCATATGGACCGTAGTATACAAGAGACGGTACTTCAATACGCACAACAAAAGTCTTCAATATATAATATTGCAAGAACATACGGTTTAAAAATACCCGGTAATAGACCATCTATCGCCTTAGTTGACGTATCAATTACGGTACCCGCATTAGGTGACCAAGAAGATGAAAGATATTTAGGTACGATGAGAGCGGGTTCACAGTTTATTGGTGGGGGTCAAGTATTTGAAAACCCTAACGATATTGAGTTTAGTTCACAATATAATAGTGAAGGATACCCTAATCGTACTAAAATCCCAAACTTTGACGCTAATAATCGTTTAATTAATTATACCATGACTAAAAGAGAAGTTGTGGTAAATGGTTTAACGAAAACTTTTAAAAAAGTTATTAATAATAATGATGTTAGACCATTTTTTGAGTTCTTCTTACCTGAAAAAAATGTTATAAGTATAACTTCGTTAATACAAAAAGATGGAGTGAATTATCAATCACCACCAACATATGATGAGTTTATTGATTCACCAGGTAAGTGGTATGAGGTCGACGCTTTAGCTGAGGCTAAAATATTTGTGGAAGACCCCACCAAACCCGCGGACCAACCGGGAATTAAAGTAGGTAAATATATTGAAACTGAAACCAGATTTGTATCGGAATACACACCTGAAGGTTATTGTAAAATAAATTTTGGTGGAGGTACTACCACGCCTGAAGAACAATTACAGGAATTTACAAGAACAGGTATTCCGTTAAGAATACAGGACTATCAAAATAATATTGGATTAGGTGTGACCGTTAGGGCTAACACAACATTATTTGTTCAATATAGAATTGGTGGAGGTAAAGCATCTAACGTTGGGGTTGATGTATTAACTCAATTTGGTACAACATATTTTGATGTAAATGGACCATCAAGTACCATTAGTCAAAATGTTATTGAAAGTTTAAGGGTTACCAATATTACCGCAGCAATTGGTGGTGGAGATTTACCTACCACTGATGAGGTTAGGAATATGGTATCATTTAATTTTGCGGCACAAAAAAGAGCGGTAACAGTAAATGATTATAACTCATTAGTTAGAACCATGCCGAGTAGATATGGTGCACCTGCTAAAGCTTCGATTACTGAGGAAGATAATAAAATAAAAATTGAAATTCTTTCGTATGATAATCAAGGTAAATTAACGGAATCGGTATCTAATACTTTAAAACAGAACATAGCAAATTATCTATCACATTATAGGATGATAAATGACTATATTGCGATATCGAGCGCTAATGTTGTTGATTTAGAATTTGATTTATCAGTGGTTATGGATTCTACTCAGAATCAAGGACAAATTATCACAAATATTATTAATTCAGTTGATAGTTATTTTTCACCTCAAAAACAACAATTAGGTAATAATGTGAATGTTTCAGATATAAGAAGAATCGTTCAAGACATCCCTGGAGTTATTTCATTATCTGATTTAAAAGTTTTTGGAAAGGTCGGAGGTAGATATTCCAACTCACAGACATCTCAACGATACTCTGACAGTCAAACAAAACAAATAAAATTGATTGACGATACAATTTTCGCACAACCAAATCAAGTTTATCAAATTCGTTTTCCTGATAACGATATTAAAGTTAGGGCTAAGTCACTTAAAAATGTCGACTTCTCTTAAATCTATCCATATACTTTTGATAAAATCAAATTAAAATTAAGATGAATAACTATTTATCTTAAAAACTAATTATGCCGAAATCAATTAGAATAAGAACGGAACCTGGTGTTGATAGAAATATTAATGTTAAAATTGACCAAGATTTCGATTCTTTAGAAATTCTGTCTTTAAAATTAAGACAAGAGGGTTTGTACACACAATTCTGCGCTGACTACGGCGTGGTGGTTGGACGTGTTGTTGCCAATGGTGGTATAGGTATACCTAACGCTCATGTTTCTATTTTCATACCTTTAGATAAGGTAGACGAAGATAACCCAATCATATCTACTCTATACCCATACAAGTCACCTACATCTAAAAATGAAGATGGGTATCGTTATAATCTTTTACCTTATGAGGACGAGTATTATGGTCATAACGCGACAGGAACATTTCCTACAGTTGATGATGTTCTAACACGTAAAGAAGTTTTACAGGTATATGAAAAGTATTATAAGTATTCTGTAAGGACTAATGATTCGGGGGATTTTATGATAGTAGGGGTACCGTTAGGTGGTCAAAAAATAGTTATGGATTTAGATTTATCTAATATGGGTGAATTTTCATTGAGACCTTCTGATTTAATAAGGATGGGACGAGGAGTACCTTCACAATTTAATGGTCAGTTATTTAAAGACTCTGAAAATATAGATTCATTACCTCAAATATTACATGAAATAAAAGATATTGATGTTACTTCATTTTGGGGACAAGATGAAATGTGTGATGTTGGAATAACAAGAGTTGATTTCGATTTATCCGACCAAGGAGTGGAGATACTACCACACTCATCATTTATGGGTTCTATCTTCTCATCAAATGAGAGTGACTATATAACCTCTAATTGTCGACCTAAAAAAGATACGGGTAATTTGTGTGACGCTGTTGCTGCCCCTGGCGAAATATTAGCGATAAGACAAACCATACAGGAAGATGAAAACGGTGACCCCGTACTCGAACAGTATAGATTAGAGGATGGAGGTAATGTTATTGATGATAACGGCGCGTGGTTAATTGACCTCCCGATGAATATGAATTTTGTTACCACGAATGAATTTGGGGAAAGGGTAACGTCTGTTGACCCAAAAGTTGGTGTTCCAACAGAAAGTAAATATCGATTTAAGATAAAATGGCAAAATGAAGCGGGTCTTCAATCTCAAATTATGAGAGCCAATTACTTAATACCTAACATTAAAGAGCATTGGGGTTCTGATACTCCGGATGATGATGGGGCTTTAAGTAATTTAGATTTTAATAAATCCTATTCGTTTTCATTAGATTGGGCAGATTATTATGATAAAGACGCAGCCATAAAATGTGAGGACACATTTTATAGATTTGGTTATAATAAAGTTTATACCACGGGAGCACATATTGACCGTTTTAAGTTTGGGTGGAACAGAGCTTCCCACTATGGTATAAAAGAGATAACTGATAGGGCGTGTATGAGTGAGAATAATAGGTTTCCCATGAATGACGCTCAAAGAAACTTCGATTTCCTTAATTTTGTTTTTGGTATATTATTAAATCTTATGACTCCGGTTTTAGTGGTGTTAATACCTATTATGCACGTCTTAGCTCTTTTATATCCTATTTTGTATTATATAATCGAATTTATTAGATTTTTAGTAAATGGGATTATTTGGGTCTTATGTAAAATTATAGATGCGATACCCTTTGTAAACGCTAACTGTAGTAAAGAAACGGTACCTGGAATTGATAAAGAAAATCCATTTAAGAGGTTAACGTTACCTATGATGACGTATCCTGATTGTGAGGCTTGTTCTTGTACTGCGACTCCCGATTTAGTTCCTGAAGGTGAAGAAATTCTTGACGAATGGCAAGAACAAGCGGTTCAAAATCAATCAGTATTGGCGAATCTTAATGACTCAGTTTTTTATGAAACTATCGACCCTAGTGGACTATGTTATGGTAATGATGAAGAAAAACAATTACTTGCTAGTTGGAACCGAACATTATTTTCTGGGTGGGATGGTACCAATCCACAGGATTTAGTGTCAGGATGGGGAAATAATCAAGATAGACCTAATGACAAATGGTTTAAAAGTCCTCTTTCTATACAATCAAATAATTCTCTCGTGGATGGGAAATCAATGAGAGCCCCTTACGATGTGAGTTGGCCTCAAGCATTCAACGCCATTAATCAAAGGGATAGGTATTTTTCAAATACTAGACCAAATAGGATACAGACGACAATTCAGAATAGTGATTATGGTAGTGTTACAGTAAATCAATCGAATAACCAATTTACCGATTTACCCTTAATTACTCTTGTAGATGGGGACACTACCTTAACGCAGGGTCAGTTAGTTAGTTTCACTGATAGTTTATTAATACCTGACCCTAATACTTCAGGTCTAACCGCTAATCAATACGGAGATACCTCAATTACAGGAACCCTATTAAATAATACTTCCGCTTATGTTCCGTCATCAATTACTTATGAAACAAGTGGTGGGAATTCACAATTGGTTAACTTATCCCTTAAAAGTACTGAGACTGGTGCATCTTATAAATTTAAATCAGGGGTGGAGTACTTCCAAGTTATAGGTACCATGAAATTAAGTGAGGCGGTTGATTATCTTGATAATAACGCAAGTAGTAGTGAAAAGAATAATTCGTTAATTTATAGGTATATTTTAGAAAAAGTCACAAGGTATATGTGTCAAAAGCTAAGTTTATTTGGGTCTCTTCAAACCCAAGTTTATAGTCCAAAACCAATTGATTATTGGGATGAGGATTCTCAATTAGTTTTTTTAACAAGAGGTGTTGACCCACATACTCCTAGACAAACGATACGGTACGATTTGGGACCTCTTTTTGGTAAGGCTTATGGTCAGGCGGCATTACAATTTCAAGGTGAGTATTTTTTAAATATTCCGATACAACCAACTCCTCAAAATGACGTACCTCAAAGACACTTTAACCCTATAAATGTAAATTACAACGTTGCATCGTACGCTGACGATAATGCGAATAGTAATACTACGCTTTATCATCCGTCATTTCTTTTTACTCCTGACCCAACTCAATACACACCTTTTTACAGTACAGGGCCCGCGTATTATAATTCAATGGGACCTGAATGGACTACTCTAAATTCAACCACTTATGGTACAACGAATGGTGTGACTGTATCGAATAACACTAGCATTACGTCAGGTATCAGTCAAGGAAGGATTGCTGGATGTTCATATCAATACAGTAGACGGAATCCTGGTACTGTAATTGAAAGGAACGGTACTAATGACGATTTATATACCGTGTCCCCTTCATATATTAATGGGGCGAGTGGTAATATACCTAAGGTTAATATGTCCAATCCAAATCGACTAATTTTTAGGTCAGATAGATTACCAACATCAACAACTAGAGAACTTGGTCGTAATACGACTAGACAACCAATACAGGATTTTGCATTACACTTAAATAATAACTTTACTTTTTTTACTGTAAGTGACCAAGGAGATGCGACATTACAGGACAATACCTCTCAAGGTATTGAGGCAGGTGACGCTACGGGTAACTTAAATGATTATAGTGGTGTTACTCCAAGTGCAATTTCAGGGGTACTTGAAAGTTTTACGTGTGAAGGGTTAGTGCAGTTAAAGTGTTATCAAGGTAACGGTTCTAATTTTGCGGTTGGTGGATGTGACGCCAAAGAGCTTGGGAAAGTTGTTGGAGGATGTTATGTGTTTGTTGAAAGTCTACTAATATTAACTATTCCTAATGACATAAGGTTACTTTTTGAATGGAAGACGAGGTTTAAATTTATGTTCGCGACATGTCGAGGGGTAGTCGGTCACATGTTTCAAAATAATTGGGTAAATGGTACTTTATATATGCCTTCGTTTCAGAAAAGAACGTTTTATGATACTAATAACGAGGTAAAACGTTATAAATACTGTGGAGACCCACAACAAAGTACTATCTTCGGAATAAGTTTTCAGGATAGACAATATAGGGGTCCAATATACTTTAATACCGATAGTAACTCTTTTTTCTATCGTTCGACACCATATTACAATGGAGATTTCGTAGGTCAAACAACAAAATCAGGACTTTCATATATTGGGTCTAACGACTCGCAGATATGGCAACCAACAACAATTATGGATTTAGGACCTAAAACAGATTTTCTAAAAGAAATTTTATTAACTCCGGAGTTTCAAGGATATATTATGGATAAAGTTGAGTCAACTTCTTATCAAGATGAATCGGGCATATTAAATTTATTTGTTATATCTCGATTAATAGATTCTAATTTTTTCCAACAAATATTGGGTATAGGTGGTTCGGCAGTTGCTAAACTATTTTCTAGACAAACCGGAGGTTTTGTTGGAACTATTCCTTTATTTGATTCTCGCGTTGATGGTGATTATGCTCAACTAATTTCTATTAATACTGAATTTGGGGTTTTACCTTATTTACCTGGCAATTACTCAGATTCCATAACTGTAGGGGATGGTAAGATTGGTATATGGTTTACAGGTGACACTGCGGATAGAAGAATTTTGGGGCCTGGAGAAGTTACTTTTTCAGAGAGCCCACTAATAACTAATCAATTCAATTATCCCGGTACTCAAGTAGTTCCTTTTTATAGATGGAAGACTACAGGTACTAAGTTATTTGGGAATGAGGATAATAAGTGGGTAACGAATAGTGGAGTAGGGCAAACTAAGAGTGGGTTATATCAAGACGAAACATTCGATGGGTCAAATTACTACCCTAAAACAGATGTCGTAAGTCAGAGTACAGGTTACTTAACTAATGTTCCTGGTTTCCCTGACCCACCAGTGGATAATCAGGCTGGTGGTGTAGGAGCACCTTCGTATCGTGTTGGTTCACCATTCCAATCTTATTTTGGGTTAAAGAGAGGTAAAAGTGCGATGAATAAGTTTATAACTAAATACATATTTAACGAAATCTAATGAGTAATCAAAAAAATAATCAAGACATTAGAATTGTTAGGGGGTCTGACCGTTACGCGGGAGCGCCCGATACTGACCTTTCTATCCAAATCCCAATTGAAAATGCTAAGAAAAGTATTATCGAAGGAGATAGGACAGTATTATTGAATTTAGAAGAAAGATTTGACCACGAACGACAAATATCTACAAAATTTAGAATTGCGGGAAAGATAGTTAACTTGTTTGATAATACAGTTTCTGGTCGATGTAGTAACTACGTACCATTTGAGAATGAGCTTTACCTTATAAATCCAACTGAGACGGTTATCAATGCGGGAGGTAATCTAAGCAATGCGGTGTGGACGGGGTACCCACCATATGATGAATTTAATTTTTTTCGTACATCGGGGATTCCTAATCACATCACTTACCGTAGTAAAAGTGCGTCGACATATAATTGGTCGGCATACGTAACCTATCCTTACGCCAACGATGACAATCAAATAATGTCTTATACCGATGATGACACTAACTCTAGTATAAGTTTTAGTGTTTCAGACGGAATACCTTACTCAATTAAAAACCGAGTGGTTAATGGTAAACGTATGATAAGTTTTTATTGTGGATATAAACATAATATAAATGAAGGTGAATTTATTTATTTACAAACACCTGTAAATGGTAAAAATCTTCTTGAAGTTTATAGTTTAGGTGACCAATCATACGGTAATGAAGATAAAATAATTAATGTGTATGACTATGGGTTTACCGGTAATACGATTAATGATGGATTTATGAGTAACTTAAAAAGAGTTATAAATCCTCAGAATTCTGGAGAGACGATGTCCAAGTATTACGTTAGAAAACATAAAACACTAACAGATGTCTCAAGTGTTGATTTAACAAGAATGGGGTTTGAACAAAACAATTTCCCAATTAAAAGAAAATTAGAGTATTCTGCATTAACGCCTAATCAAGTTACTCGAATATCTGTTAAAGATGGTAGAGGGTCTTTTGGATACTCATTCGATAAAGATATTGATGTTATTTCATTAATGGATAATTTAGACAGACCGATTACTAAGTTATTTATGACTATTGTTAACAAAGGATATATGGGATATTTTAATTGTCCTCCTGCAAGTAACGGTTCAACTAAAGGGTTGGAAGTCGGATGGGGTTTTAATTTTAGAGAGAATGTTGTTGATAATTGGTGGTCAAAACAAAACCTAAATAATAAAGATAATATTGATGTTGATTTTTACACTAAAAATGGGGACAATGGGGTTCCTATAAGATTTTATTTTAATAAAGATTTACCAATAGGTACTGAATTAAAAGGTGACTTGTGTGAGTGGAATGAATTTCAACAAAAGGAAGAAGTTTTGTCTCAAATGTCACATAAATACTCATTCAACCCTAGTGTAATTACAACGTCAGGTTTAGTTAATTTACCTGATGGTTACACGTATAACCCACATCACCCAATAGATTTAAGAGTGTATTCCGATTATATTGAGGTTGGAGATAAAAATGATGTAAGTGGTGTTCCTGATTATTCATTCTTTTCGGAGTATGAGGGTCAGTGGAGATGGCGTGATATCTATTCTTATGGGTTTATAGATTCAAATGGGAATGGTGTCAACAATCCCTTTTTAAATGGGGAACACTATCCATTTACTGATGTATTGTTTTTACAGACGCCATTAATGAGAAATAATAATGCACTTAATAACATAAACTACCCCCCTTTAATAGATAATTGTGAATAAATTTAGATTTACCGTTAATGAAAACGACACATATATTAATTTACCCCTTGAAATTACCTTCGATAATTTTGGGAGGGAAGACTTAATTAAGCAATATGAAAACGATGTTATTGAAGAAATTATCAATCCTATTGAAGATTTTGAGACTACTAGGTATTCACATAAAGAGTGGTTAACAAATAATAATGAACCTAAGAATAGTGCTACCTACGAATTTTCATTTTTTAATAGGAGTATAGATGTTAGTAATACCACACCAGCAAATAGTAATTTATGGGTTTCCAATTACAATTACATTGACCCATCAGTCTATCAAACATATAGTGGTATAAGTTTCACTAATAAGGAATTATATTTTTACGCCAATTCATTTAAAAGAAGTTTTTTTAAATTAGATTTTTACGATTCTAACCAACCTGAAAACCAAAGACTTTATTTTACAGTGATAATACCAACTCAACAAGGTGAAAAACAACAAGTTGACATTGGAACTCCAAGTGTACCTAAACCCGTTGAGATTAGGTTACCGACATTTAATTTAGATTATGTTGGAGATAAAGAAGGTTATTTTATCTACTGGTTAAAAAGTAGGGAATATATAGACGTTAATACGTTTTATATGTCCGCAAAGTTCTTTAATGCGAAGTTAGGTCAATTTGTTAGAATGACTAATCGACCACAATCTAGCATGTCAGAAAAGTTTAAATTTAATAAATCTGAATACTTTTATTATAAAGTTGATTTAGATGTGAATAGTTATGAATACCAAGTATTTGAAGGGTATGGTTTAGGTAATCGTGTAGGTCAATTAACTAATGGGATAAAATGGTACGAATATGTTAATCCACAATAATGGAAGAAAAATATTACATAAAGATTTCACCCGAATCAATAAAAGGTGATGTGATAACCGAATACTTTAGTGGAAACACATTTGGTGTTTATACAGGTATGACTCAAATATTGAGTGGGGGTACAAACGGTAGTAGTTTACTGACAGGACTGACGGTACCAATAGTCTTTAGACAAACATATGAAAACTATGGGTTTTATACTCCATTTGATGGATTTGCTTTACAACAAGACGTTGTATCTAATTTTATAACATCTGGTGACCCTTCTAATCAAAATGCGATAAGGTTATTTAATACGTCTGATGAGTTTAAAGGATTTTTAAAGTTGTCGGATTATATTGTTGATTGGGGCGACGGGAATAGTGAACCACTAACATCGAACGCTCCTCAATATTTATCTCACATTTACCCTAATATTACTTCTAGTTATATAATAACGTTAACTCAAAATAATCCATGGGGACAAACAATAGTTGAGAAAACAGTTTATATCCCAACAACAGGTGTGACAATTACTAATCCTTATGGTAACATTACATTTACTCCTCAAGGAGGTAGTTGGTCAGGAATACCAATTAATTACAATTATATTTTTACGGGTGATAGTTCAAATACCGTACAAAGTCAAACGTCTAATAATTTTACGACAGTACCATTCATATTAAGTGGGTTTAGTTCTTCAAGGTTATCTGAACTTAAATTATATGGTGATACTCAATTTGATATAACGACTACAGTTGTTAAAGGGGGTCAACCTTTTGGTAAAGTAGACCAAATAACAAGTGGATATACCTCCTACACAATTAATAATGTTCAATACTATGATTACTTAGATGGTACTACATTATATATCGCCGAATCTTCAGGTTTAACAAGTAATGAGTTAGTTGCATCAGCAATTACTAAACAAGAAGTATTAATTAACGTAGTTGACTCGCCAGAAATACAATCTGAAATATTTATTGAAAGAGGCAAGCTTTCAGGACTTGAATCACTACAAAGACTTGGAGAGGTGGATAACTTAGGTGACATGGTATCTTATGGGTATGGTTACTTCAGAATAAACAATAATAACGAGTAAAAAAATGGCATTAGGAACATACGGAACAGTAAGACCAGCTGACATGTCTCCAGAAGATGTGGAGATAATTTTAAATTATACTCCATCAAGAGACGTTACGACAAACTTTGTTTTAACAAAATTGAACGCCCAAGACGTTTTAACACCTTATTTCCACAGTTCAACGACAGGTGGTAACGCAGATGTTGAAATATTGGGTGGTTTATATAATTTAAAACTTCCAGCTGAAGAATTTAATAAAATAGGGATATATACATTATACATTAGACCCGTAGAAATTAGAACTACGATTACTGACTGTGGGGTATTATCATCATTACCTAACGTTAAAGGTATAATAATAGATTTAAATGCGGTACCTCAAGAATATAGAAATAGATTTATCAATCAAGGGTTGATAGGATACCGTATCGAATATTTAAACAGCGACGGTACTAAAATACCTAATTTTTATAGGGTAGTTACCTCAGCATTTTACTGTGAGCCGGTGGTGACTAATTTAAGTAATAGTTCACAGAAAGCGATTAGGTATAGGTATGTAGATGGAGGTAGTGATTTAATTTTCTGTACGGTTTCACCATCAAGTGCACCATCTAATAAAGCTAATGCGACACCATTTATTGGTCAACCTAATCAAAATATCGTGATGACTAATACATTCTTTAACCCTATAAGTGTTGATGTTGAATTGGCTGAACATGACATAGATACTTTGGCAATTGCTCTTTACGGTAATCAAACTAAGAGTATGGAAGACGGTATTTACACGATGTACGATAGTAATCTTAATATATACAAACAATATAATCTGTATGAAATTAGAGATGAGTTTAATGACTTACTATATGAAGTTAGACAAGATAGAGATAATAATATTGATTTTAGTAAGAATTTCAACAATATAACTAATTAAATATGGCTACAAACAACAATAATAAAAAGTATTTTTATCCACCAGCACCACCAAGTGCTGACCAATCATTTTCACCTGACTTAGTTGGGCTTCAAGTGGTTGCGGGTGGTGGACTAACCCAAGGTAATTTTGAGTTTTCTACCAATATTGTTGAAAAAGTTAATAGGACGTTTGAGACGGGTATCTTTAGTAACCCTATTTCATTAAAAGACCTTGACGTTAGTAGTATTGAAGAATCTAGAGCGATTGCGATAAAAAATTATAGAGTTTATCCAAACTACGATATAAGTCAGGTAACTAACTACGCTCTTTATGGGTCGTTACAGAAAAGATTATCGGCATCTATCACTAAAATAATTAATTTTTTTCCGGCTTCAATACAAGTTAATAAAGTTACTTTACCATCATATATCAGTGCTAATACCGCAAATAATATAACTTTTGATAGTGTTGAGCAATTAACGACATTTACTATGGATGTTAATAGATTTGATAATCCTTTTGATATTGATTATTCGGTAAACGCCGCTCGTAATGTTTCTGTTAGACCATACCCTACCAGTCCGTTAAGGGATATGACGACCAACTATAATAAATACGCGTTATATGTTAACGATATGGAAACTGAGTACCCATTTGTTAACTTTATAGCGTCACAAAATGTTTCAGGTGGTACAATTACTGTGGGTGTTCGGGGTAATCCGTTTAGTGGGTTAACCGCTACCACAGATACTTTAATATTACGGCCAAACACATTTCAAACTGAGTTTACATTTAACGAAGCGTTTGATGAGGTTGAAGACTTTTTATTAACCCGATTTAGTAATCCTCCGTATACCGCGACATTTGATTTAGTGGAGGAAACCGATAACGGACAATTTATTAAACGTAAACAAAGAGTTACGTGGCCTAAATTTGGTGTGTGGAACTTAGATATTCAGACGAATAGCTTTGATAATTACCTTACACGGATTAGTGAAATTGGTGAAGTTATCGATAGGTATAAAACTGATTTAATTGTTAGATTTTTAACTACAGGGGCATTCAAAGACTTCGATACGGGGGATAAGAAAGTTGAGAAAGTATTACAATTATATGGTAGAAGTTTTGATGAATCTAAAAAGTTCATAGACGCATTATCATTTATGAATTCAGTACATTACACACCTCAAAACGATATACCTTCTGAGTTATTACAAAATTTAGCTCAGACCTTAGGTTGGAACACTGATATATCTCCAATAACTAATGAAGATTTTCTGACTTCAATATTTGGTTCTAAAAATAAATCCATTTATTCTGGATTTCAAAATGACCCAACACCTAATCAGTTAAATTATCAGTTTTATAGGAATTTAATATTAAATTCAGCTTATTTATTTAAATCTAAAGGTACTAGACACTCTATTGAGGCAATTATGCGTATGGTGGGAGCACCTAAAGATTTAATTGAGTTTAATGAGATTGTGTATATCGCAGATGGACCAATAAACGTAAAAAGGTTTGAAGGTGAGTTCTTAAAGATGTCAGGAGGAACCAAAGTGGGAGACGTACCAGCTTTAGACCCTTCAGTTGTGTATAATATACAAGGAACATCATATACGGGGTTTACGACATCAAAATATGTTACTCAAACAGACGCCACAAGAGACGATTATCCGATGAACGAATACGGATACCCAAAAAGACCTGTTACTAATAATGAATACTTTTTTGAGAAAGGGGCAGGTTGGTATATTGAAACACCTGACCATAGAGCGATAGAAAAACTTGACATTACAAATTCAACATTTACAGGAACGAACCCTACTATTCAGACCTCTTTAGAGACTTTTACCTACGGTCAAAAATATTTTGATAGATTTAGAAAATTTCCATATATGGACATTGGTTTTGGGTTGACCAGAACTATAGATAATAATAAATCGTGGGATAATACAGAAACGGGTATAAGGAGAAACCGTGATGGGGCATATAATGCGTATTATGAAGTATTTGATGAAAAATTAGTACTTAATGCTAAAAATGTTGAATTGTATTTAAACATGGCTCAAGGTATTACTTACGATATATGGAGAATGTCAAGACGTTATAACTACCCTTTTCCATCGTCAGGGTTAACATCGCCTTACCCATCACCTGGTGGTCAAGATTGGACAATTATTAATCCATTACCGAAAGAAAAAACATTTTTCGAGTTCGCTCAAACTTTTTACAATACATTAATTAATGTAAGAAACCGACAAACCATTAGTGATGGTGCGGTGAACAGTTATCCAACACTACAATCAATATATTGGAAATACTTACAATCCGATTCTGCAGTAAACATACCATCAAATCAATATACATACCAAAAGATGATTGATTTTACTTTAGGTATTGGTGACTATTGGACGAAACTTGTAGAACAAATGATTCCTGCTTCGACTATATGGATGGGTGGTCAGAAAATGGTAAATAATGTATTGCAAAGACAAAAACATGTTTGGAGAAGACAAAGAGGATGTGAACTTATACCTGTGGATTGTATACCTTGTATATACTATGGTAGGTTATTTGACAATGATTGTATTGATGAAACATTAACATGTGACGTTAACATTAATTCAATACCAACATTACTAAATAATAGTATAAATAGATGTCTTGCTAAATCAGGTTATACGATTAATGATTGTATTCAGAATACTTTAATTAGCGAGTGGTTTGTTGATGTAAGATTAGATTCCGTGGTTTTAGTTCAGGAAATATTTTATACGGGACTTGGCGGACAAGATTATCCGACATTTTCTCAGTGGATTAACGCATTGAATGATAAGTTACAGTATTTATATCAAAGTGGTTTAAACTATACTATAGATAGTAATAATATTTTGACAGTAAGTAACACAGGATGTGACCCTGAA